CCATGCCGCCCGCCGGATGCTCTCGCTGAGCGCGATCTGTAGGATCAACACCTGCCGCAGCTGGATGGCCTCGAAGGACCGAGCCCACAGGTCACCGCCCATCATCAATATAAAGAGTGACCACCATATCCGTCCCAGCTTGGCCCGGGGTGATGGTTACATGGGGCTGCTCGAAGAACGGCACAGGGGTAGCCAGCATGTCGCTCAAAGTCTCTTCGTCTGAAGAGTAGACAAAGTCGGCGCTGTAAAGCTCCTCGCCGCCCGACGCCACGGTCAAGTTGCTGTCTTTGTAGACCTTGATCGCCACAGTGTCAGCAGCGCCCGCGGTGTTGTCGCTCAGGGTCGCGCGGACGCCAAGAAGGCGGCCCCTGGGGATAACATCCCCTGACCCCTCGGTGACGGCGGTGGCGGCGCTTTCGCTGGCGGCCTGTCCGGTAAAGCTCAGCCCATCGACGTTATAGATCGCCATATTCTCATCCTCCCGGGCTCAGGTTAGGTGAGAGCTAGTTCGCCGTCTTTAGCTGTGCCGTCTGCGTACTTGAGCCGAACCATCAGCTTGTCGTGATCCTCATCAAGATAAAAGACGATCTCATTGCTGGCGATGTCGGCATCAGTCGGCGCGGCGCTTTGCAGAGAGACGAACACCTGTGCGTCGTCGTCTACCTTCACGCCGTGGTTGATATGCTTCGTTCCTTTTGCCATTTTACCCGCTCCTGTGGAGACCCCTCGCGGGGTCGGGTGTTATTTGTCTCGCCTGTGACCCCTCGGCCGATCAGACTTCTCTCCATGATAAACCTCGCGCACCGCCTTGCGGGCCTTTTCCCTGGCCCACTGCGGATCCGCGCCGTGCTTGATAGAGCGCCTGATCAGCGCGTCCATCGTCTTGCGGCCTTCGGGATGTTCGCCGCTCACTCTACAGGCTCCTCGGTCTGCACCCTGCGAGCCTTGACCTTGCGGCGCTTCTTCGGTGCCTCGTCAACGAGGTGACTGGGCTTGGCCGCTATCATGGCCTCCAGCCGCTCGCGCTCTTTTAGCAGGCGCGCAGCTATCACTTGATTGTGAGGAGCCGTGGCCGCTGAGCCTTCGAGGCGCTCAACCCGGCCCTCTTGCTTGTGGATCTCTAGTTGATATACCTGCTTATTCATCGGGGCGCAGATCCCAGAATCGACAAGGTGGCGGCGGAATGCCCGCCAGCCCTCATCATCATGATCCCAGAATACGCGCCCGCCGACGATGCTGGCCTCATCCCAGACGCTGGTATATACGCGCCCGCGGCCCTGCTTCGGCACCTCTTGCACATACCACTTGAACTCACCCAGGCGGGCGTCGTTGGGGCGCACCACCTGCCAGCCGTTGCGGTTGACCTGGGCCACTGCGAGATCAGTCCCGCCGCCATCGGTCACACCGTTGCAGCCTGGATCAAGGTGCAGCTTGCTTGGTACCGGCAGCCACTCGCCGGCGTCAAAAGACCAGCAGTGAGGATGCACCATATACCAGAAGCGAGCCCGTGACTTGGTAGATCGCGGGAGCTTCTGCGCCTCGCTGCTATTCGTCTCTGTGACCCTTTGGCCGATGATTGCTGACATAAAGCTCTCGCCCTCCGTGATGCGACCGCGGCACCGGACGAGCGGAGGACTGCCCGCCCGGCGCTCTGGTCTAGTGTTTATGCGCCGGTGGTAATGTTCACCCCGCGAGCGTTCTCAATCAGGCCCACAGCCAAGAAGGCGTGACCGACGATCCGGCTGATGCCAGGGTCGCCAGCGCGGACGAACTCAGCATATACGGGCGATCCCGCCGGGACCGAAGCCGCAATGCTGCCGGGCATGGCACCGCGTGCGCTAGCCTCAACATAACCAACACAGCCCTGTCCAAACATCGCGCCGACCCGATCGCCGCCGGAGGTGCTGATGGAGTCGCTGGCGAAGATGTCAACGCCCAGCAGGTTGCCCTGGTAGCCAGGACCCTTGAGCGCCAACTGCTCCGCGGTGCTGGGCATGAACTGCATGCTTCCGCCCTCAGAGCGCAGCGAGGTGCGAAGGTCCGTTACCTGAACCGGCGCGAGCACTGCGTACCAGGGCCCGGGCACCACAGCCTGCTGAAGCGTCGCGGTAGCCGCGAAGAAGTCGTCAACGGTCATGTCAGCGCCGGAGGTGCCGACGTTGGCGGTAATAGTGTCGGTGGCCTCACAGACCAGATCGGTAAAGCGCAACTCATATGACTGTGCCATCTTCGCCGCGAGGGCTTGCAGATCGAGTTGGCCGGGGCTTGCGACGATGCTGTGCAGGTCGCTCATGCCGAAGCTGATGATCTGGTGAGCGACGGTCAAAGAGACAGATCCGACAGTCAATGCGCGGTTGTCAACAGCAGTCACCTCATCAGTGTTAGCCGCCTCCATGGCTTCATCAAAGTCAACCGTTCCGGTTGTCAGCGTGGCAGATCCAGATCCGCCGATGTCGCCGAGGTTGGTGCACACAGCGCGGAGGCTGGTCGGATCCATGAGAAGCTCAAACAGGAGGCGGTTGTATACCTCCGCGGCGAGAGTGTCGCCGCCGGAGCCTGTGAGGGTAATTTCGTTAGCCATTTTGGGCAGTCCTTTTCTATGGCGCGCAGCGCCTGGGGTTTAATCGTCGGCCCTTATCGCCCGTGACTGCCCGGCGGCGGCGCGGCCCCTGTGCTGACTCCCTTGTCGCCCGATTGTGCCCGGCGGCGGCCAGAGTCAGCGGTTCAATGCTATGCACCCTGCGGCGCTGGTGTCAATGCTTTAGCGATGCGAGGATCTCCGCCTTGTTCGCCTTCCAGTCCGCATCGGTCATCTGTGCATACTGTCCCGGCGTGTAGCTCTGCGGTGCCGGTGGCGTCGGCTGCGCGCCGTTGTTCGCCATCGGTTGCGCGGGTGCCGGTGGCGGCTCTGGCGCGGCCTGTGGCTGTGGTGCGGGCTCTGTCGCTGTCGCGGGCGCAAGATCGGCCAGCAGCCCCTCGCGGTTCGAGTCCCACCAATCGCCCCATGCCTGCGCCTTGTCGCCCTCGGCCTTGACATGCTGTTGATGCTGGAACAGCGCGAAGTCTCGCACGCTGCTCTTGGTGACTCCCGCCTCCAGCATGCTGATGTGTGCGGTGCTGGTGGCGGTGTCGGTGGCCGACTTGGCGCGCAGGCTCTCCACCTCAGCGCGCAGATCTGCGATGCCTTCGACCTGTGCGCCGAACTGATCGCGCTCCTTGGTCAGCGTCTTGATCTGAGCCTGCACCTCTGCAAGCTGCTCGGTCAAGGTCTTGCGCTGGGCCTCGGCGGCCTTGCGCTTCTCTACCTCGGCCTTAAATCGCTCTTCCGGGATCATCGGTGTGTCACTCACTGGTCGCCTCCTGCCGCGGGGTATAAGGCCCGCTCTTGTCTAACTCGCTCAAGATATGAAGCTGCCTCTTCGCGAGTCCACCCGGGATTTTCTGCCAGGATGACATCAACGATCGAGCGCGTGCCCATCTCAATACCCGCCTTGGCCTCTTCGATGCGCGCGCGCCGCTCCTCTGTGGTCAGCGCGATCTGAGAGTAACGCAGATTGTAGCCGCTCTCAGGTAGCGAGGTGCCCGCCATCGAGTTGCTCAGCGAGGCAGCCAGCGCCAGCACGCGGCGGTCGGCATCCTCGAACTGCGGGATCATCGCCTTCTGCCGCTGGCGCACCGCCTCGCGCTTGAGGCTGATAGCGTAGCCGCTGGACTGTCCAGTCTGCTGAATGTCTGCTGGGCTGATTCCGGCCGAGAGGAGGGCGGTTTTTTCGTAAGCATCGATGGCAAGCTGCAATCGCTCCGGGTCACAGCCTGCCGCCCACTGTAGCGCCTGCACCGGGCCGCCCGTATCGCTGTCGATCATCAGCATGGTTGTCGGATCGCTAGCCACCTCGTGCCGGGCGGCGCGCCCCTTGCCGGTGGTCGCGCTGGACCTAATCGAGCCGCCTGAGAGGCCCCGGATTGGGTGACTGGCGTCCCTCGTGGCATAGCCCCAGAAGGTCCAGAGCGCTGCAACGGTGAGCGTTGCTTCTGCCTGCTCGGCCCCGGTGAATGCGTCCCACAATGCAGAGTTGCCGCCTTCCGCGTGATAGAGAATATAAGGCAAGGTGGGCTGACCCTCGACTGTGTAGGGGTAATCGCCACCGCTGAAGGATCCGCCAAGCACCTCCTCTGAGATGTCGGTGCCCTTGGACGGATCTGGGCCGTCCGGGAGCAACACGCGATAGCTAGGCTCTTGCGGGTCCCGCACATCGAGAACATCCCAGGTCCACAGGGCCTCCCGCTTGCCCTTGCGGTTGAGGGTGCGGATGCGGGCCTCGACCACGACGGACGGATCCGCCGGACGGTCAGGATGAGCCGAGGCCCACACCATGTCACTTGGCACCGCTCGAAACTGTAGGCCGCTGTCCGTCCAAGCAACCCGGACCAACGACTCACGCATGCCGACCACCTGCCGTTGGTTGCGGCCCAGGACAGACCACAACTCGGCAGCCCGCAGCTGCTCGCGGAAGTCGTCAAGGCCGCCTTCTGGCACGCCTTGGTGCTCGATTGTTGGCGGCGAGGAGTAGAGCTTGCTCAGCTGGTCCACCAGGGAGCGCAGCGGGTTGCGCGTCATGTCACGATAGCCGAGGCGCTCAGCGGTCCCGGCTTGGAAGAACTGAGCGACACGATCGTCAAGGTCGCGCCTCCACCAGCCCTCAAGGATGCGCCGACGAAGCCGGGAATGTTCGCGCCGCACCTCGTCGCCGGGGTCGGGCAGGGGCGGGCGCTGCTGTTGGACTCGCGGATCTGTCAGGTTGTGCAAGGTGAACTCCCGTTACCGTACTCGCAAAGACTGGACGCCCTTGGTGCGGGTGTCAAGGAAAGACCGCCCGATGTAGCGCGCGGCGTCGAGGGTGTGTGTTAGCTCGCGGTTGGCTGCGCTTCCGCCCGGCCCGCGCCAGTGTCGCAGGCTCTCGATCAGTTGCTTGCAGCGAGGGTGGACGCGGAAGTCGCCTTTGACCATCGCGGCATGGAGAAGCCTCGATGTGTAGATCACTGATCCCGGACCCTTGCGGGCTGGCTTGATCTTGAACGGTGGCGACGACTCAGGCCTCCCGCACTGCCGAGCAATGCTCTCTGTCATCAGCGCATTTATACCGAACCCGGCCTGAGACTTACCGGCCGAATTGTGATCGCCGACCGCTACATCCACGGCTTCAGGCTGTAGCCCCGCACGGTCAAGCATGTCTAGGATCGCCATCGCGTCAGCGTCGATCCCGGTGTGCCCCGGGCTGATGTACTCGTCCAGAAACCAGATCCGCGGGCGCTGCGGGTCGGCCAACTCCACCGCCACAAGCAGCGCGCACTCCTTGCCCGCATCCTCGCCGTGATCAATTCCCAGGCCGATCGACACCTCGCCCGCAGGCAGATCCTCGCTGACCATGGACGAGTCCCAGCTTGCAAAGTAGCGATCGAGCGAGTCAGCCTCCCAGGCCCCGCCAATAACCTGACTGCGCTGGCTCGGCAGGCAGACGTTGATCGCCTCCTCCACCTGGGCCTCGGTCATCCACGGGCAGGCTGCGGAGCTCAGGCTGAAGTGAGTCTCACTCAACACGCCGCGCTCCACCTCATCCTTGAGCCATCCCACCGGGCGACCAACTGGCGTGAGCGTCAGGTACATGCTGCCGCCAGTCTGCACCAGTCGCGAGGCGCTCTCTGCGTAGACATCAGGCGGCGGCGGTTCATCGATCCAGACCAGATCGAGCGTGGCCGATGCCAGGGCAAGCCGGTCCTGCTCGGCGGTGACGAACACGATCCGCGACCCGTTGGCGAAGCTGATCGTGTTGTGCTTGAAGCCGCGCACAGGATGAAAGCTGCAATCAGCCCGCAGCATCGCAGGAGTCAGGAACGCCTGAACCTTCGTCTGCACCACCACCGACTGGCGGAAGCTGTGACACACTACGCGGGCCTCTATCGGCGGCGGCTTGGTGCTGTGAAATGGGTGACGCCCCAGGCAGCGCGAGACTGTCTCGTAGGCCGCTACCAGGGTCTTGCCCGACTGCGAGGGCGCACGCAGCAGCCGGAAGCGCTCAGCGTCCATCAGAAAGGCCCTGTGCGGCGGTCCTGGGGTATAGCGCGCAAGGGGCGAGGCTCGAAGCCTTCGCAGGGCCGTAGCTGCGCTCACTCCTCGCCGCCGTCCTTGAGCGCTGCGATCTGCCGTAGCTCATCGGCGCTCAGGTCCTGGGCCAGCTCCCGCAGCAGTTGCGGGCGGTCGAGCGCTGCGATCTCGTCGTCCTGCTTCGGTGGTGGCTGGTCGAGGCCGACGATCTTCTGCTCAAGGTTCAACATGGCCGCCGCCGGCCCGTGCTTGCCCGCATCAAGTGCGGCCCGGCAGTGCCCGCGCAGACGCTCCAGAAACTCCGAGCGGCGCTCTTCGAGATCGTGCGCTGATAGCTCGACCCTGGCCCGCTCGATGATTGCCCTGCGATCTCGATAGATCGTCTCTTTGCTGACTCCTAACTCAGCAGCAAGGTCCAGCGCGATCTGAAGCGACCAACCACGATCCCCGATCCTTGTCTGGACGATGGCCTGACGAGCGTCAATCTCGGCGTTGGTGGTCTTTGGCATGCGCCTCTATATTGCCCCAAGTGTGCCCCTAGTCTATGCACAAGCGCGCCGATGTCCAGAACCAGCAACGCCCGCCGAAGCGAGCGAAGTGGCCTGGGCAGGGTTGGTGGGTTAGCGTCCGAGCGCCCTTCTCAACCTCGGCAGCAGCACCGTCACATCGGTCGGCCTGTCGCTGTTGTGGTCGTCTGCGTAGGCTTCGATCGCGTCTGTGACCTCGGCCAGCAGGCGCAGCAGCGCGCGCTCTGCATGTGCTCGCTCGTCCCGGTCGCCATCTTCCAGCAGCAAGATCAGGCTGTAGTCGTTCGGCATGTTGTCCTCCTGCCGGATGGGCTCCGGCGGGCCGTAGGTTGGTGGTGGGTTAGTTAAAAGGTGAGGAGGGCCACAAACTCGCCGTCTTCATCGTATACCTCGATCAGGGAGTAGCCAGTGCCCTTGGGGTCGTGCTTTACGGCGTAGGTCCAATCGTCGTCAGCGTTGCCGTTCATCTGGGCCGCCTTGGCCTCTGCTGCTGCGGGGCTGTAGAGCTTGGCTGTGCTGTCTAACATCTTCATCATTGTCTTAACTCCGGTTGCTTGATTGCCTCAACTGTTTCTATTGTTATATGTATCTACGCCAATTTCAAGGTGTATCTACAAAATAAACAAAGAAACCCTACCGCCAGCCCCGCAGTCTAGCCTTCAACCCTCCACTGCATCTCACCCGTCATAGCATCCGCAGGCAGTATCAATGTGATTCTTGAACATTTTTAACTGCGCCTCGTCTGCGTTCACTAGGCTCTTCCATGTCCAGTTGCGGCCCAGCCCTGTAATGGTGCCGCGACAGTGGGGAGCCGCTCTGCGCTCGATCTCCAGTGCCCGGTCTAGCAGATCGGGGTGACACTTCTTCAGGCTCAATATCTCGCGAGGCTTCATCGACGGACAGAAAAAGCAAGACGACTTCCCAGGCTGCGGCAGCCCTGCGCCCTCTATCGCTTGCACACACTCCTCACGCCCCCAGTTCCAGACCACAAGCGGATATAGATAGCGGTACTTCTTATCGTCCATGTCCCGCGCCCGGTGCGGCTCGTCTGCATCGAAGCCCAGCAGTTTGATCACCTTGTCGCCGCGCTTCCACGTATCGCGGGCCGGTTGCCAGTTGTTTACCCGCTTGTTCTGTGGGTCGCGCTTGAAGCGCATGCTGCACTTCTTGAACCCGTAAGCCAGCGACGGCAGGCGCTCTGTGATGAGTGATCGTTCTTCCAACGTCACCCGGTTGCCGTCCCTGTCGGTGTAGTGGACCGTCTCGATCGCCGGATAGCCGCGCTCCTGTAGCCAGTCGGAGAATAGGCGCAGATAAGCATAGGTGCCCGGTCGCTCGCCTCCGGTGTCTGCGAACAGGATCAGATCTACAGGGTCGCCCCGCTCGACCATGCCGATTAACATGGCTGTGCTGTTGGTGCCGCCCCCATAAGAAACCACGATCGGCGCGCTCATCGTTCAGCCCTCCGATTCATCTCAGCCGTGAACTCTTCCAGGGCTTGCTTGATGCCTACCTGTCCGGTGCGGTTCCGCAGCCATTCCGCCTGAGCTTGGGACACCCGCTCACCTTCGGGCTCTTTAAAGCGTTGAGTGCTCAGCAGGTCGCTGACGCTGGGGTAACTGGTCCATGCGGGCTGTCGCGTCCAGTAGGCCCCGGCGAGGCAATCGCAAAGCGCCAGGATCTCATAGCATT